CAGAAATTGTTAAATCTGAACCGCTATCTGCATCAACTGTGAATGAAGTAGATATAGAAGCTGTTCCAGCTGCGGTCAAACGACCTTGAGCGTCAACCGTAAAGGTTGGGATTGCGCTAGCTGAACCGTAAGAACCAGCTGTAACTGATGTATTATCAAGATTGACTGTGACTGTATCTATTGCAGATGCTGTCGAACTAAGACCAACGCCACCAGATATAGTAAGAGTATCGCCACTTGCTATAGCCTGTGTGGTTCCACCATCGCCTGCAAAAGTCAATCCAGAAAATGCGCCTACGGCAGCAACTGCTGTAGCTACGTATGCAGTAGTTGCTACTGATGTAGAGTTGTCACCAGCTGTTTTTGTTGTTGCGGTTGCTGAAGCGCCAAGAGCTACAGTACCAGAAAAAGTTTTGTTACCAGTAATTGTTTGATCGCCAGCAAGACCGACTACAGCTCCGGAACCACCAATGGCTATAACCTGAGTAGCTGATCCACCAGCACCACCAGTGCCTGTACCATAGTACAATATGTTAGTGGACTCGTTAAATGCTAATTCCGCATTTGCAAGACTGGATGGTGCGCCTGCGCCATCTCCAGCTGCTCTTCTTTTGATTCTGATTGTATTAGCCATTTTTAAAAGTTTCCTCCATCGGTAAGATTATTCTCGCCATAATTAGACCATTTTGATCCGTTGTACCTTAGTACATCACCATTAGCAACAGAACTAATAGTAACGTCACTCATGCCGTTTAGAGCTTCTGACGCAGCAATTCTGTCTTTAATTGTTAAAAAACTGCCAGCTGGAAGGATTCCAAGAACAGTTTGCACTGCTTCTATAGCATCATTAAGATTGGCGTGTTGCTCTGCATGAGGCACTACTCCAGAACTTAAACTATCTGTTGCTGTAGGATTTATAAAGTTGTCTAAAGAACTTGGATAACTAGTTGCCATATTGTGTACCTTTATAAAGATATAATTTTATTTGAGCCATTGCTCCAGTTTATAGTAATATCTGTTGTTGCATTTATTCCTAAAAAAGGTATGCCAGTTGCAGTATCTATGTATGCTAAAAGTCTAGATGTTGAATCAGTGCCAGAATCTTTGTAAATAATTAAAGCTTTAAACGGTAATCCACCATAATCTGCGACTGATACATTGTCAGCATCGATCACACCCAGAACATTGGTTACATTAGTTAACGAAGAAGTTCTTTGCCTTATGTGAGAAGCGGAAATATTAGAAACAAACTGATCAGTATTTTGATTGGGAACATAAGAGTCTGTAACTAAAAGAACTTTTAATGAGTCAGAAACAATATTAAATTCACCATTTAATAAAGATTGTTTTGCTTTTCCATATATAAAATTAGCCACTTTAAATGCCTATATCTTTAGAAACTATAATTCTATATTTATATCCTGTTTCAAAATAGTCTTTGTTATCTGAATAATATGACGGCGTAGCATCAAGAGATGGGAAGTCTACATAAACTTCTGGCTTCCAAGAATGCATTGATACATTAGCTGATAGATTCTGCCATCTTGCTGGCTGGTTTTGAATTTTCTTTCTTTGAACTTTAAAGTAGGAATTATTTAGAAAGTTGCTTGCAGGTCTAGAGCTAAACGATATAATTACTCTTCCGTTATTATATGCATTATCTAAATAGAATTCTCCATTTTCTGGATCAACACTAGTTATATAAAATCTTGGATTCTTTGCAAGAATTTGAACGGTAGTAAAAGCGTCTGTTCTGATAGAGTGATCCTCTATCAATAGTTCTTGAACTAAAGGAACTGTGTAAGAATTAAAGTCAGAAGGAGTTGCTGATTCTGATTGAGTAAATACTATTTGCTCTTCAGTAATAGACTCATTGGCTGCATCTAGAAAATTAGTCAGTCTAATTTTATATTCTTTGCCAGATTGTCTAACTGTATCCCAGTATAGTTTTAATGTTCTTGAAATTTGATTATAATCTGCAATTGTATTTATTTGCAAAAATGGATTAGCCAAATTAGAAGGTGTTGCGTCAGTTGTCTGAACTACAAAGTTAGCGTTTGTAAGACTAGAAATTTTTATAGTTTTGCCAAATCTAATAACAACCATATTGTTATCGACAATAGCGTATTCGATCAAAGGAAGCGACACATCTATCTCCTGTTTATAATATTCATCTTAGATAGTAATGAATTAAGTCTATAATAACAACAGAGGAGTGGCTCGAAAGCCACTCCCCTGTCACTAGGATAGTCGTAACTATAACTTTCCTAAGATTAGATGGTGTTAACCACACCAACCTCGTAGTTGCGAGCAAGTCTAACGTTCTTAGCAACTGTGATACCCTCACCGTCACCAAGCATTACGATGTCATAACGCTCTTTCATCTTCATCTGACGAATGTCACGGCTAGGATCATCGAACTGATCTGTGCTCATGTCATCCTTGACGAGGATAGTTCCTACTTCATTGCGGTCGATCAAGAAAAGATCTGACTTAGCTGCAGTTGCACCACTCTTAGCTGTAAAGCTTACGAAAGGTGAAACAATAACATTCAATCCCATTGGGGCACTTGCTTGAAGTGCTGACTCTGCGTTAGTAGGGCGGTATCCCCAGCTGGTATTAACTGCTGATGCTGCACCACCCATGTGGAAGATAGCGTCCTTAAGGAACACTGACCACATTAATGGGTGAAGTATGAAGTCTGTAGGAACATGCTTTTCTGCCATGAGCACTGCTGCCATGTCAACGACGTCATCCCAACGAATGGTGTCGTTGGCATTGCCGTCGATACCGAGACCGGTTGTGTCGTCATATGCTGCGTCATCATTGTCAAAAACGATTGTTGCAGCATCTTTAAAGCGGCTCAATGCAATCTGCTCCTTGAGACGTGCCATAGCGCGTCCTGCAGCTCTTACATGGAGACCTACGATGTCCCATAATGAATCGGCAATGACTTCTTCAGTGAATGAAAGCTTGACACCCTTCTTGGATACCTTACCCTCAATCTGCTTTGCGAAGGCTAATGCCTGCTCTGGATATTCTTGTCCTTCTGGGATCTCAGCAGCTTGAATTGCGTTTACTGCAGGAAACTCCAAAGAGCGTCCTTTTCCTAAACGGACTGTTGAAAGAAGTGGCGTAACCAATAATTGTGGTTCTGCTGCTTCTCTAAGAGTACGTGAAATAACCTTAGGGAAAAGGGCAGCTGCGTCTGACGATGCAAATGCTTCCTTAATTGTTACTCTGTTGTTCTCGTCAATGTGTCCGTCTTCGGCCAGCGCGGCTTCCCAAGCTGGGAGACCCGAGAGGAGCTCTTGGATTGTTTTGCTCATCTTAGGATTATTCCTCCTGTTAGTGTTTTTCTTTTTTTATTTTATTAAAGTGTGAGATTAACGCGGAATGCGCCAATTACGTTGGTAACATCCAAATTACTACGGATACCAAGCTTGCCAGAATAGGTACCTGAACGGGTAAGTTCAAATACGGTCTTCAAAGCACCTGGGTCCGAAGGAAGTTGCATGTAGGAAAGCAAGCCATCATCAAAGTTGGTTGCAAACTTTTCTACCTCTATGACCTTACCAACTTGAAGGTAAGGATTTGTACCACACAAGGTAGTTGTTAAGTTAACTGGACGGCCCATGTGGTCTGCTTTAATGAGCGAACCGACTGTTACGTCGTCGTTGACTGCTGTTACCATTGGATACTCTACATACCCGTGTGTAATGAATCCAGCACCTTGTGAAGTGCCTTTGTCAAATGGTCTGTAGAGGTCATACTGGGCAACGCCGATTGGTGTTGAATAAGATGCAACCGCTACTGTGTCACCTGAACGTGTAACGTTAGGTGTTGCACCTGCTAATGGATTCCAGCCCGAAATTGTATCGCCCCAAGTAACGCTTGCATCGCTACCATTGGCAGGAACTACCATTGCATCACCGCTTGCATTAGCAACGACTGACAAAATGGTTCCCTTTGGAATGACGATTTCAAAACGATCGTCTTCACTGTCTGTGTACCATGTTGGAAGACCTTGGCTTGGGAGCAAGTAAGCTGCTGGGGCAATACCCTCAGAAACTACGAAGCGACCTGATCCGGTCTTGGTTCCAACTTTACGAAATTTTGCTAAACTCATTTAATTTTCTCCTTGTATTATTATTAAAGTTTACGACGACCCATGAGAGCATCTACGAAAAGTTGCTCTGGAGTTTTTGTATCATCTTCTTGAACTAGATCTTCCTGCTTGTCTAAAGTGTAGACATTGTCTTCACCCTCAATTACAGTAAGCTCAGAGTTGATTTCTGGCATTGTTCCCTTGGCTGATTTAACCGTTGGAAGTTTTGCAAGATCTCTTAATGAATCAGCTAGTGAAGAAGCACTACGTGTTAAGTGATCTCCAATAAGTTCTTCTCTAAGTTCATGAGACTCAATTCCAGTTGCAATTTTTGTATCAACAACTCTCTCTACGAGAGTTCTATGCATTGCGCTCTTGAGTTTTTTGTTTTCTTCTTCAAGCTCTTGAAGTTTTTTTGTAGCGTCGTCAACATCTTGCTCAGAGACTACTTTTTCGTCAGTGAGATTCGTATTGGACTCTTCAGTTGCTTGAGTTTCTCCTTCAGCTGGGGCATTGGCAGAATCAACCACTTCTTCGGTAGGTACTTCTGTTTTTTCCACAGTTTCAGTAGACTCTTGCTCATCAGTAGCTTGTGCTTTCGATGAGTCTTTTGCAATTTGTGCTTCTAGTTCAGCAATTTTTTCATTTGCCTTTTTGAGAGCATCAACTGCTTGATTCTCTAAATCTTGCTCAGTCTTGACTGACTCTTCTGTTTCTGGAGCATCAGTAACTGGGGTTTCTTCAACCACTTCTTCAGTCTCTGGTGCTGTTTCTGGATCTTGTGACTCTTCAACTTTTGTATTAGAAAGTGTTGAAAGATCTTGGCTTAATTCTTCTACAGTAGCCAAAATGTCTTCGTCCTTAACGTTTTCATTCATAGTGAGATTCTCCTCGTGGACATCTTTATTATCATTCTCATGAGATAGTAATGGATCATTAGTATTAATGTAATTTTCGCTTTCCTGTATAGCCATAGCGGAAAGAAATGCACCTTTTAGATGCAAGTAAAGTGGTCTTGATTCTTTGCTTTTCAAATTAGCAAAAAGCGATTCGTTCTCTTCTACGGAGAAAATATCCTCTTTGTCCATGCTGAGAACAAA